CTTTTGAATATTTTGACATAGTTAAATACTAGGGTAATAAGTTTTAGGGGTTATAATAGTGCTTGTAGAAGAACCATCTTCTGCCAAAGCTCTTGCTAGTTCATCTTCATATAATAATTTCATTTGTTGTACTAATTGAGGACTAAATTTTTGTGATAAATAAAAAGCTAAACCAGATACCATACATGGTACAAATCTGTAAGGAACATCTGTTGCATCTGTATAAGTAGAGTCTACGTCTTGTATTCTTTTTACAAAATAAATATGAACAGCTTTTGCTGCATTACTAGAATCAGCTGTTGGATAAACAGTTACAACTGTTTTATCTATAAATCTTTGAACAAAATATTGAGAAGGAGTACCTTTAGATAATTTATTAGCTGATCCAGAATAAGTTGATCTGTCAATTTTTGTTAAAGCAGCATCAGCTTGACCTACCGCTGTTCTGCTAGTTCTTAAAGTTGCTTCAAGAACATCAGCTACTCCATAAGTATCAGCAGGATTTGTAACGGCACTTGTTCCATCACCGGTTGATCTAAACAAAGCATATTCTGCTTGACCTTCAATAAGATCAATATCAGCTTCTCCTACTTCCCAGTAATGTAAACCTCTATTACCCCATTCTTGAAAAAGAATATTTAAAGATCGTCTAGCTGATTTAAGCTGATTTCCAGAAGTTACTTGAAACCCAATTCGTTCATATGCCTCTGTGATTAAATCATCAACTGCGAACGTTTTGTCAAAAGTAACTGTGGCTGAAGTTGTATTGGCCATATATTACCTTCCTAATATTCTTTGATAAATTCAGCTACAATTGAATACATGTTTCCAGCATCTGCTGCGCCTGGAACCACAAAATTAATATCACCGTTTGTGTTAGCGTCTCTGCTTGCAGGTAAACCACCAAATTCTCTAAAATCCCAATAACCTGTGTTTGTTAAACCAAGTAAAGGTCTATCTCCATCTGAATCTTCAAAATCTAAACGAGCATAAGAATCTCCACCGTCTCCGCCTGCACATGAAAACCATAATCTTTGTAAGGTTGCTCTTGTTACAGTTTGACCTGATGTGCTAACAGCTAATGCTGATATATCAACCATTACAGTTGTTGATCCTGTTCCGTCTGATTGATTTACTAATTTAACTACGAATCTTTTGTCGTTTTGTTGGACTATCTCTGGTCCTGTTACTGTGTCTGCCATTTTATTTACCCTCCTTAATTAAGTAAATTTAAATGGGGCCGAAACCCCACTTAAGTTAATTATTATTACGCTGCGAATAAAAACGCACCTGTGACTTGAGTAGTCTCAGCTGCTAATTTTGTCGCAATGTGCCACGTAGCATTTTCATAACAAATGAAAGCAATCTGTCCACCAGTAGTCAACAAATTAGTTGCTGCGTTAGCTGGTGTGAAAGTTAATTTTGTTTCACCTGCTGCTGAAGTATCAAAAGTTACTTCACTTGAACCTCTAGATTCAATAACTGAACCTGTTGCAAAAACATCGGAACCAGCTGCATCAAAAACTAATGCTGTTGTTCCACCTGTAGTGTCTTTTGATTGACAATAAACTACTATTGTTCCTGCTGTTGCTGAAGGTAGTGTCATAGTTGCAGCTGCTGCACCTGTGTAATTGATTACAGAAATAGTGTCTGCTGCTAACGTTACGTTAGTTGCTGTTGCTACATCTGAGATTGATAAACCAGTTAAGTCAGGCATGCCTGAACTCATTCTAGTTGTTATTGCTCCAGTAGATGTATTTTTAGTTGCTACTTGAAAGCCTTTTTCAGACCTTACCGGTCCGTTGAACGTTGTGTTTGCCATGTTATATTCCTCCTAGAATATTAAATGTAGTCCCTAGGGATGTCGACTGTATGCGTCTACATTTTATTTATTTAATATACAGTGTGGTAATTGTACAACAGATTTAAATAGAGTGCAAGAGATTCTGTTGTGAAAGTGGTATTTCAGTGGTGTAGCTTTTTGTTAAGTAGCTACGGAAACTTGTGGTGCAGAGTCTTCTACTTTGCTAACATGGTGTGCTAACTCAGCTTCTTTTGTCTTAATATCAGCAATTACTTGTCTGACTTTATGATCTATTCTGACCATATCAAGAGTATATCTACCCTCGTTAAGATGCTCCTGCTCCCAACTCAACTCCAGAGACCTTTTCTGTTTGTATAGGTCTTGCAAGTTTGTCATCGTTAATCTCCTCAAAGGTTAACCATTTTTTTGTCAAACTATAAAAGCCTGACTTCTCCCAATTAATATCATTTTTTCCTAGTTTGTCAAGGATTTCATTTTCGATACTATTAGAATTGTCTTCTGCCATAATTGTAAATTCGGTTATGTAACCGTAGGCAGTAATTTTAATTAAGAATTTTTTCATGAGTTTTATTTCTGTATGTTTTAAATGTGGCGGTTTTTAGACCGCCACATAAAATTAATGATTACGCTGCGCCTGGTGATCCGAAGATACCTCTAGGGTCAGATGCTCCAAATGAGTATCTCTCTCTAGCTTTGTATCTTACGTTTCCAGATTCAAAATCGCCTTCCATTGTAGTTTTAACAGGTGATCTAACAAAGTGTTTTAAACCGTTAGGTACATCTGTTTTAATGAAAAACGCATCTGTGTCAGTTAGGTAATGATTAACTGCATAGCCCTGTGGAATCATTCCCATAGAAACTACTGCGTTAATGTCATTATCTGCTGTTCCGACTCTTTGAGTAGATTTCATCAATCTTTCAGCTGTAAATTGCAGATCAGAAGGAATAATTAATTTCATTCCTCTTGCTGCTATTTTCAAGCCTCTCTCATCAGTCATAGATGCGATATCAATAAGAGCTTGCTCTAACGATGTTTCGTTAAGGTCAGCTGCCGTTGATAGTTCATTTTTGAAAGTTCCTGCAACGATTGGATGCACAGCAGAACAAAGTTCTACTCCATCTCCAAAAGTGAAGTTACTGTCAAACGCATTGTTTAACACATTTGCCGCTTTTACTTGTTTAGTATTAGCCATAGATCTAGCTAATGCTTTTGTATATCTAGACGCAAGTCTATCATACAAATTGTCTTCAATCGCTTCTTCTGTGATTGAGAACGCTAAAGCAAGCGTTTCGTGTGTGTATCTAGCTGCAAACGTTTCTTTAGCATCGTCGTAATTTACGGCTGTGCCTTCACCTTTTACTTCCGCATTACCGAAACCTGATAACATTACTTCTTCTTCAAAAGCTCTGTCAGAGTTTTCAGTATCGAAAATTTCTGTGTGTTCATTTGCGTAGTTTTTGTATTCCAAGCCGAATAGTGCATTCAAACCTGGCTCTAGCTCTCTCGCTAGTTGTGCTCTTGATATTGCCATTTTTTTATTCTCCTATTCTAGCTATATTGCTGTTGTTAATTTAAACACATGTTCACCAGTATTAAATGCTACGAATGCATTTGCATTTGCTGAACTTGTATCATCATTCGATGGATCTGTTACGATTGATAGTTGTTTAAAACCACCTGTCGTACCCGTAGTCGATGTATCTAATTCTTGAGTTGATTGTCCAGAGATAGTGCTTCCTGCTACTCCTGTAAAATCAAACGCTGAAAAGTTCATCGCTGCTGTTCCAGTACCATCATGTTGTACTTCGAAGATCAATTGAGGATCGTCGTATACAATAGCTTCTAAGTCAGATGCATTTGTGCTAGCTGAATAGAAAGGCTTAAATGTTGGTTTTCCTGATGTTGGATCGGTATATTGCACGCCACCGAAAACACCTAATTGTTGAGTGTCTCCTGCTGCTGCTGCTTCAATACCGCCGGCTGCTACTGCTTCTACTGTTTGACCAGAGAAGATTGAAGTGCCATAGTTAGCGGCTATTTTGTAAACGTTGTTACGAATAGAACCACCGACTAAAGATCTTGAGGGTTTAAACCCAAAAGCTGCGTCTTGATTTGCCATATTATTTTCCTTGTTATGTTTATGCTTTTACACATAAACGGGTTAACTGTTATTTCGTTGGTAGGGATTAACCCAGGAATCGTTAAAAAATTAACTTTTCTTTGTACCACCGAAGGTTACACGAGTTTGTCGATCACTATTGATCGGCATACTTGGATGCTGTTCCTTCATGAGGTCGTTGTCGATAGCGTCATTTTTGTCTTGTGTTTGTTTTGCAAAATACGCTTTTCTTGATTCAACTAACTCGTCAGATATCCTTGCCAGCAAAAGGCCGCCAACTCCGATCATTCCCTTGTATTTACCTTCGGTCAAAGTTGGATAATCTATTTCAGGGTATTCGTCAGCTCTCACTAATTCGTATCCTGATCTAAGTTTAGCTGACATGTTTTTCGTATCATCGAATCCCATTGTTTCAGCTCTTATCCATCTATGTTTGTACCCGTCTGGTGCAGGGGGTGAATCTAAAGATGATGGTGGAGTCCAAACTTTTTTTCGTTCTTCTTTAACTCTAGTTTGACCCGCACGTGAAGTTCTTTTTTCTGTTTCGTTTGTCATATGCCTATACTCCTTCCGTGATTTTTAATTGTTTCGCATACTCTTCTAATGGCACACCTAATTTTTTAGCGATTGTAACCTGTGACGGTGTGAGTCTCACAGTATTGCGACTAGGGTTTACACTACGCTTCGCCGAAGCGACTTGTTGTGTAGGTTTAGTCGTAACCTTTGGTTCAGTTGTACCAAATTTATGGGGAAAGTCAATACGCATTCTTTTATCTATTTCCTTATAGTATTCATCAGAAGCAGGATCCATACCTTCTTGCTCAGTTAATTTCTTATGTAAATCAAACGCTGTGTATGTCATAGCACTATCTTTACCAAACCAAGAGTTATCTTCAGCCCATTCTTCTGCTTTAGGATCGTAAGCTGCATTATTTGGTGCAATAGCTTGTTCTAAAGTTCTAGGCTGTTCTACTGATCTTTGTTTAAGTTCAGTGGCAGCTTTTCTTTTTAAAGAATTAACTCTTGCTTCTTCTACTCCTAATCTAGCTATTTGTTTTTGTGCTTCTACTTCAGATTTAATATCTCCAGCTTCTCTAGCTGAAATAAGTTTTGCTTCTGCTGCTTGTAAACCAGAAACAACTCTTCCTTCCATAGCATTTACATAACTAGGTTCTAAAGAAGAAACTTTATTTTGTAAATTTTTATGTTCAGTCTGAATATTTTTTGCATATTCTAAAGCAGCTTCTTTTTGTCTCTCTGCTTCACGCATTTTTTTAGTAAGTTTAGCTATTCTTTTTTTAACACCCTCACTATAATCTTCTACTTCTTGTTTATTTTCAGTTTCTTTATTCTCTTGAACTGTTTCTTTTGTTTCAACGTTCTTGTCATCTCGAACATCCAACTGCTTGTCAGATTTCTCAGATGAATTATCGGGCTCAACACCGTTTTCAATAGTTGTTTCATTTTCATTTTCCTTTTTTTCTTCTGGTAATGTTACATCTACTTCAGGTCCTGAAGTATCTATATCTACCATTATGTCGTTTTTTGTTTCTTCTGTTTTTTCTGTGTCTGGCATAGTTTCTCCTTATGGTTAAATGTTATGAAGAACGGATTCAGGATTGTCTATGGTTCCTAAAACTTCGTCGTCGTTTAATAGACGAACTTCTCCGCCTTCAATGGGTAATCTTGATCCTGCATAACGTGCAAAAATAACCCAATCGCCTTTTTTGCACCATGGTCCTGTTGGATATTTTTCTTTATCGTTATAGGCCAAGGGTCCTAACTTAATTACATAACCACAGTTAGTGGAAATACGAATTTTGTCTAAAGATTCTTGAGTAAAAATAACTCCGCCTTTACTTTTTTCTTTTGGTG